CGGGGTGAAGCTGGTGGTGGTTTCCCCGGGGTTGTGTGTGGGCGGTGTCGCCCCCCCCCCCCCCCCCCCAAGCCACGTAAGGTACTAGAACCGGCACGCGAGTGGTTCCAGCATCAAGGGGCTTTGTTTTAATAGCGTCTATGGGTAAGGGGTCGGTCACGCAAGTGTCCACCAAAAGTGTCACAGAATTCATGAGTCCTAGACGAAATTGAGCTAGGAGCTGAAGTGTAATACGCGTATGCTACGCTTAACGATAGTCATTCAGGCTGTTGTTGGGAGGAAGTGTGCGCAGAGAAAAAGGAGTTCGCGGCTATATTGAGGAGGTCGCCACGGCTACTGGGCAAAAAAAACTCAAAGCGCATTGGTTCATCTACGTCGTCAATGACGACGGTGAGCAGGCCCGCGCGCATCGGTCAAAAGTTGTGGGGATTAAAAAGGGGCCGAATATGGAGTGCGAGTCCGCCAGTATTGCTGACGAGCACCTGCCCTTTCTGACCAAGGATGAAGCGCGCCTGGAGCTTGCCCGCCTCATTAAGGAAGAGGCACCTGCGATGGTGCGGCAGGCAATCGGCAATACGCAGCCTACCGCTCCCGTGCTGCTGGTGCCGACGCTGGGGCAATTTGTCGACGATACCTGGCTTCCGTCGCGGCGCGGCACCTGGCGTCGCAACACAGAGTTGACGGCGTTGCGATTCCTGGCGCTGATCAAAGAGCAGTGGGGCGCAACGCCGCTCGACAAAATTACAGAGCCAGCGTGCGCGGCTTGGCTAGTCGAGTCGACGGTGAAGCGCAGCGGCTCGTACTTGCATAAGTTGCGAGTGTACATGCGATCAATCACCTCCGAGGCATTTGATCGGGGGGTGCTGCCGCGCGATCCGTTGCGGCGGCTGAAGAAGCCGCTCGCACAGAAACGGACCGACCGGTCGTATTTGACTGTCGACGAGGTACACCGGCTACGCTTGGAACTAAAGGGCCGCGATTTGCTGATCCTGGACTTGGCGCTGGCCACCGGCATGCGCCCGGGCGAGTTGTTTGCATTGAAGCTCGGTGACGTGCAGGACAACGGGCTGTACATCGACGAGGGCTACACACGCGGCAAGATGGAATTGCCGAAGACGCGCGCGTCGATTGCGGCTGTGGCTGTGCCGGCGGGATTGATGACGCGACTGCGGGTGTGGATTGCTGAAGGGAAATGCCGGTTCCCGCAAGATATTCTGTTCCCGTCTCAGGCCGGGACGCCTATTTATTCGGAACACTGGCGGAAGCGTATCTTGGCCCCCGCGGCGAAGCTGGCGGGCGTGAAGTGTACGTTCCAAGTAATTAGGCGCACGGTAGCGACGCTGTCGATCGCACAGGGCACCAGCGTCAAAAGTGTCCAGGCGCAGCTGCGGCACGCCAGCGCGCAGACCACCATGGATGTGTACGCGCAGATCGTGACCGAGTCGCAGCGAGCCGGTGCCGAGCAGTTATTTGCCTCCATGCTTGCGTAGCAACTCTACTACCCCGCATAATCGGATTGTCCGATCTCGAGTTTTCCTCCTTTCTCGAGTACAACGCTCGCCAGAGCAAGACGGCCGCTCCGCCCAGAGCGGCTTTTTTTATTTGGTCACGTAGCCAGGCTGCTCCCAGCTAATATTGAGTTCGTTGCGCAGCGTCTCAACTTCTGTCGCGTCGAGATAGCCGAGATGGTTGCCATCGGCATCGATCCACTGAAAATGCAAGCAAGCAAAATAGCGCTCGTCGATTCCAAGGGAGGCGTGCAGCCTGCGATGTTTAGAGGTTTGCATTTGCTTTGTCCAGACCGGGCCGGCTGTTCCAGGGGCCAGTAGGGTCCTTCAGAGTCTTAAACTGTAGCGACGCCCAACATTAAAGACCGTATTGCAAACGGCATTACGGCACTGCAATATGATGAATATTTATTAAAAAAGTGTTGCACACGAGTTACACGTATTGCATACTGTAAAGACTTAAGCGCTTGGAGGCTCACGGCGCTTGAAGGACGAAGCGGCTGGAGAATTTAGCTTATTGGTTCTTTTTGGCCCTTGCTGAGCTTTTTGCACCCTTTTTGCACTTTTTGCACCCTTTTTGCACCCTGGCAGCGTTTGAGATAGTTGTTTTGACTGTAAGTTGTTGAAAAAATGGTGCGCCCGACAAGATTCGAACTTGTGGCCTTTTGCTCCGGAGGCAACACTTTTGGTTGATAAGTCCTTTGTTTTCAACACTGAACTTTTGTAGCTAAGGTCTTTTGAACTCAAATTTGCACCTTTTTGCTCCCTATCGGGGCCTGACCAATGAGAGGAGAAGAAAGTATGAAATACGACAATCGAACAAAAATAACGTCTATCCGGTTCCTGCCGCAGGATTGGGAAGCGCTGACGGCTGCTGTTGCCTTGGCGCGGAGGGAGACGGGGAAACTGGTCACCGTCTCAGACTTGGTCCGCAGGGGGGCGGGCCAGGTGGCCGGTGAGTACGGCATTTTTTGGCTTGACTCGGAAGAGTCGGTGAAGTTTTGATTAACCGAATCGACGCGCCGATGTACGCGGCGCTCGACGCTATCGGGCCAGACGAGGGCCTGCTGCAGTCGAAGCTGCGCGCGCTAGTGGTTGGCTACCATCTTCGGTTCCGCGCGGAGGTGGAGCGTTACCGGGTCACGCACGTCGAGGAGTTCGCTGGCGCCGGGCTGATCAATATCGAAACCGGTGCCCGTAGCAGGACGTTTGCCTTTGGCGGCGTTATGGACGTGGAACTGTTTGATGGCGATCAGCCAGGCCTCATGGATCACAAGACGACGTCAGACAGCATCGAGGATCCGGACGCGCCGTACTGGCGGCAGCTGGTAGTGGAATCGCAGATAGATCACTACATGCTGCTGAAGCACGCTCATGGAGAGCGCGTGCAGTGGGCTGTCTGGGACGTGGTCAAGAAACCGACCATATCGCCGCGGCAGATAACGAAGGCGGAGATGGCCGCGTTGGTGGCGACTCGGACGTGGTGCGGGATCGAAATGGAGGACGAGGCAATTGAGGAAGCGCAAGTGTCAGGGCGCGAGACTTTTGCCCTGTATGAAGCTCGCCTGGTGAACGACTGCAGCGAGGTGCGGCCGCAAGCGTACTTCCAGCGGCGGCGGATCCCGCGGATGGACTCGCAGCTGGCCGAATACGCGACCGAATTATGGGACCTCGGCCAGGAGATCATCCAGGCGCGGCGCAACGACCGGCACCCACGCAACAGCGGGGCCTGCATGCTCTACGGAAGCCCGTGCAAGTTCCTGGGCGTCTGCAGCGGCCACGACACCATCGACAGCGCCAACTGGCAGCGTAAGGCGTTGGTGCATGCGGAAATCAACGAGTTCGATGACGGCGAAGGCGGGCGCAGCTTGCTGACCAATAGCCGTCTGCGGACCTTTCAGACGTGCCGGCGGAAGCACTTCTATCAGTATGAGCTTGGCGTGGAGCGGGTCCAAGACGATGAGCGGGAGTCGCTCATTTTCGGTCAGGCGTGGCATCACGCGATGGCCGCGTATTTTAAGCAAATAAAGGAGCAAGGGAATGTCGAGTTCATTAATGACGAGGCCGCCGAGGTCATCATCAGCAGCACCGAAGCAGTTCACGCTGGCTAACGTAGTCACCAAGGGCCAGAACCTGCCCAGCAGGGCTATTTTACACGCCACCGAAGGCTGGGGGAAGACGAGTTTCGCGGCCTGCGCCAAGGAAGTCTTTTTTCTCCAGACGCGCGGCGAGACGGGCCTGGAAACCTTGATCGACGCGCAGCAGCTGCCGGAGGTGCCGCATCTGCCGGCGGCAGAGACGTGGGACGAGCTCACGGCCGGCATTGAGATGCTGCTGACCGAGCAGCATACATTTCGCACGCTGGCGATCGACACGCTCAACGGGGCCGAGCGGCTTTGCCACGAGTATGTCTGCGAGCGGGAGTTCCAGGGCGACTGGTCGGATAAGGGCTTCATGGGGTACATGAGGGGATACGAGGTAAGTCTCTCGTATTGGAGGGAGTTCCTCTCCAAACTTGACCGCTTGCGCAGTGAGAAGCGGATGGCGATCATGGCTCTCTGCCACACGGCCGTGCGTCCGTTTAGGAATCCCGAAGGGGCCGACTACGACCGCTACAGCGCGAAAATGCACGACAAAACCTGGGCGCTGTCGAAAGAGTGGGCCGACCTAGTTTTGTTTGGCCACTACAGCCAGATGGTGATCGGGGCCCGCGGCAAAGAGGAGACGGATGTCTCCAAGCGGGGCAAGGCAGTCGGCGGGGCCGAGCGCATCCTGCTCACTACGCGCACCGCGGCGTTCGACGCCAAGAATCGCCTGGGCCTGCCCGAGCAGGTCGACCTTGGCTCGACCGGATATGTGGATGCCTACGAGGCATTCATTGGCGCAATCAAACAGGCCCGCGAGGCCGGGAGGGCACTGAATAATGGGTAAGCCATTTTACGCACAAGGCATCTACTCCGTCGAACTGGAGGGAGGGCAGGGCTGGACGGAGACGAAGAACGGGAACGCGGAGTTTTGGCTGAAGTTCCGCCCGAACTTCATCCAGCGCGGTGCCGACTGGGAGCCGGTGCCGGCGGAGTACGAACGCACCTGGCGAAAGGTCTTGACGCCGAAGACGGAGGACTATTTCGCGCAGGATCTGCGGACGCTGGGGTTCGCTGGGGAGAACTTTTCCCAGTTAGACCCGCGGAGCCCGCGGGCGATCATCTTGACTGGCCAGGCGCAGATGATCTGCGCGCATGAAGAGTATGTCGACAACGGAGGGCAGACGCAGACTGTGGAGCGCTGGCAAGTGCGACGGCAGTCAGTCGGAGTTACTCCCGAGGCGATGCCTGCGGCGGCCGTAAAGAAGCTGGACATGCTGTTTGGCCGGGCTTTGAAGGCTTTGCCAGTAACTGCACCTGTACCGAACCCGACACCGCTTTTGGTGTCCGACGACGATTTACCGTTTTAGTAAGCAAAAAAAGGAGAACTTATGATCGATATCGTTTTGGCATTAACAGGGACTTTGATAATATTCGCTGGCGTCTGGAGCGCGCGACGCTGGTCCGATCGGGCTGAGCTGTCGCGTAAGCTGGCGGCCGAGTTGCTCCTATATGCCGAGGGCATCGAGGCCATGCACTTCGCGTGGCTAACCAGGCGAGAGTCGGTGGAGAACAGCGCGGGTCTTCGCCGTGGCTGATCCTATCACCATCACCGTGTTGGGCGAGCCCGCCCCGCAGGGCAGCAAGCGGCATGTGGGGAACGGTCGCATGATCGAGTCGAGCGCCGGGGTTAAGCCCTGGCGCCTGGCGGTGGTCTGGGCCGCACGCGAGGCTGGCCAGCGCATTGCCGGGGCAATCCAGGTGGAGATCACTTTCACGCTCCGGCGGCCGCCTAGCGCGCCAAAATCTCGACTCTTCCCAGACCGCAAGCCAGATCTGTCCAAGTTAATCCGATCGACGGAGGACGCTTTGGTCGACGCGGGCACCATCGACGACGACGCCAGAATCGTGCGCTTGGCCGTGGTCAAAGTGTTCCCCGGCACGGATAGGTTTGCGCTTGATGTGCCTGGGGCAATTATTCGCATTTCGGAGGCTCGATGAATACATGTATTGATTGCGCGACCGACATCGGCCTGAAGTCGACGCGCTGCCCAGCGTGCTCGATCGCGTTTCGGCGCGGGCAGGCTAGGCCTCGGCGCGTCGTCGAGTGCCCAGACAAGCTGGCGATGGAGCGAGAAGAGCGAGCCTCGTCTGCGCGGGGGGCGTTCGTCGACGCGGTCACCGAGCGCATAACAAAGGGTAGGACGATGCAAGAAAACGTCTGCAAGCTCAATGCTGGGCTCACCGAGGTGCGTCTGATCGGGCGGGGTCTTGAGGGCAGGGGCGACATGCATATGAACCGGATTGAGTGGCTAGAGGTGCGTGTGGCTGCGCTAATTAAGCGGGTGAGTGAACTGGAGGCGACCGATGAATAACCAAAAAAACCAGTGGCTGCGGCTCTACGTTTCGGTCCTTGATGATGTGCAGCTGCAGAGCATGCCGGCCGAATTATTCCGGTTCACAATTAACCTCTGGGCGCTGGTGCGCGCGTCGAACACGGCTGGTTTGGCCCCGAACGCCGCCCATTTGGCGTTTCGTCTTCGGCTGGACAAGCCGACCGTCGAGCGCTATTTGAGGCGTTTAACAGAGATGGAGCCCCCAATGTTGTACTTTAAGGATGATGGGCTATATGTAAGAAACTGGGAGACTTGGCAGTACGAGAGCGATGTGTCGACGGAGCGGGTGAAGCGCCACAGGGAACGTTCCATGAAACGTTTCATGGAACGGCCAGAAACGGTTTCTGCAACGCCCTCAGATACAGATACAGATAAAACACCACCATCAGCGAGCGCGCGAGGCTCGGAAATCGACCCCGAGACGCTGGTCGAACACGCGTTTCGCCAGGTGGCAGAAGTCTGGCCACCGAGCCATCGAGGCGACCCGAGCTACGCCCTCCAGGCCTGGAAGCGGGAGGCGGCGATGCACACGGCCGGAGTCGAGGCGTGGTGCCGGCGGATAGCGGCGACCGGGGCGACGCATGCAGCGGCACATCGGGCTTGCCTGGCGACTGGCGCTCGGCACTTTGTCCCGACCCTCGAGCGGTGGGTGAGGCAGGGGGACTACTCGCTGCCGGCCCCTGAGGCTGTCACGGCGCGGCCGATGCCGACGGCCAACCGCAGGCCAACCGGCGTCGAGCTCGTTCGCCAGATGCTGGCGCAGCAGGAGGCGGAGAAATGCCAGTAGCGCTGGAAATCGCCGCGGCTGCGATTGACAAACTGGACTCACTGCCGTACAGCCACGCTCTCAGCGCTGCCGGCCGGATGGTACTTATCGAGACTCTGGCACGGGAAGCAGAAAGTCCCGGGGAGGCTAACTCGGTCGTCATGTCGATCCTGACTGACACGATGCGGGCGTCGTTTGTCGAGACTAACCGGATGCCGTCGCCGGGGGAGTTACTGCTGTGGCTGCGGGGGAGTCGCACTCCCTCGGCGCGACCCTCTCCAGCCTGCCGGAGATGCGGAGGGCTGGGGGACGTCTGTGGCCCCGTGCAGGCCTCCCTGACGATCGACATGCCGTGGGAGGCTCTGCACGCCGCGACGGAGGCGGCGAGGGTGCCTTGCCCTGTTTGCGGCCCAAGAAACGGCATCGCAGGGTCGTTGAGTGAGGGGAAGGTGGCGGGGAATGGCAGATGATGGCGAGAAGCGGGAAATGAGGCGAGTGTGTGGCGCTGCAAGCGGCAAGGGGTGCTGCATGTCTTCAAGTAACTTGCGAGGGATGTTGTGAATGTTTGTAGAAGGAGAGAAACGATGAATAATAACGAACACGCAAAGACTCTAGATGCGGTTTCACAGGTGTACCCAGCGGGAGATATATACGACGCGTTTATTGCTGGCGTGGCAGCACTGCGAGAGATGACCAATGCCGAAGAATGCCTCCCTGTTATGCGGGCGTTTTGCAACGCCGCCCTGGCCTTAGCTGACGCTCAGGAGAACTATCAGCGGGCACTCGCCGCGCTGAAGCGGCCGGAGGGGGACAAGTCACCCGGTCCCTTCATCGGGGAAATCAAGGCCGAGGCGCTGGAGGCTGTAGCGGAGAAAGTTGGGAATGCTTACGCTTCCCGAGTGATCCGCGCCGAAGCCGCCCGCCTTCGGGCTGGGGACGGCGCGTGACGCGGGCGACGGGGCGCGAGGACCAACCGGGGGCGGATCACCCGGCCTACGCCGTGGACCAGGAGGATCCCGGCGATCGCGAGGATCGGATCTACGAGGCGTGGAAGGACCAGGACATAAACGGAGATTAAGTGAAACTAAAAGAGATAACGAAAGAAGAAGTAGTTTTGTTTATGAGTAGATTGAATCTTGAAGTAAGAAGCGATTACAGCCAAGAACAGGCCGAGGTTGTAGGCACAGAAGTAATGCAGAATGACGGCGTGTTTAGTCTTATCGATGAAATAATGAGAGACAAACACCTAGATGCTGTGACTAAAGTAGTCACCACATTCGTAGGTGCGTTTCAAATGGGAAGGCAGTTTGAGCTGTACAAGATGATGAACTCAATTAGGAAGGAAATCAATAACGACAAAAAGGAAACGCAACAAAATGTTTAGCGGCGTGACTAGAACAAAAACTACGGTCTGCACAAAATGCGGCTCAACGGAGGAAGTTGTTTCCGCTGCGTGTGTGGAATGCCGGCGCGCATACGCTCGCGAATATTTTCGCCGCAACCTTGCAAAAAACGCGGCCAAGGGCGGGCCGCTGATCCCGCGGGAGCGGCGCGGCTTCTGCTTGCAGAAGAAAAAGCCGGCACCCTATACCGCCGTCGTGCCATCTGAGCGCAGGGAGTCTGGACGTGCTTTAGATCCTTACGTGCCGGTCGCTCCGATTGCACAACGCGGCGATAAGATCCCCGCTGCCTGGGAGCCAATGGCGGTGAAGCTCCAGCACCCCTGCTGGGTCGAGCATTACACGCGCCGCGGGTCGCTCGACTGGGCGATGCGGGAGGCCGGGCTATGAAGCCGCAGATTGGCTCGGTGCATCGTATTGTATGGCACCCGCAAAACGGCGACGTTGGGCTGAGTCGCGTATACGTGACGGTGCGGGCGGTGTCTCAGGCTGGCTGCATGGTGCAGCCAGTGGGGCTGCCGGTCCTCCAGGTGGACTGGGAGCAGTGGCGCAAGATGGTCGGGGAGGTGGCTGATGCTGAAAAATAACACCACCTATTCCGTCCTCCGGCGAGACGGCACCACGCACACGCGGCGGGTATTCCGCCTGACGCCGTCGTTCGTTTGGTTTCGCGAGGAGGATGGGGGCGTGATGCACGACCGCATTGTGACGAAGACGATGTTCGCGAAGTGGATGCGGAGTGAAAGATCTTAATGAGACGGATGAGCGGGTGCATTGAGATCTGGCCGGCGTGTTCGCATAGAAAAAGGCTGTCACCTAGTTTTCCCGACGCAGTGACAGCCCATTTGTTAACCACTTTTCAAACAGCTAGCCTCTGACAAGGTAGCGTAACTATTATGCCGCGTGTGTGGCGAAAAGTCGATTGATTGGCACCCGTAAGCGCATTTATGGGTGGAGTGAATTGACTACAGTGTGCTGCGGGCACCGCCGGCGGCGCTCGACGGCCGTGAGAACCTTGCCGCACTTTGAGCAGGCAGCCAGAACGCCGGGGTGTCCCCGGCGCTTTTTGCGCTTGGCGAGTTCGGCCTGGAGGACTTCGGTGGGGATTGGGGCGAGGTCGATCACTGGCCCACCGCCGACTCATACGCGTCCTGCGCGGCGCGGTCGAGTATATCTTCGTACTCGTTTGCTAGATCGGCGGTCTCGTCATCGGTGCGGCTGAACGGGTTACTCCCGCACCACGTTCCCGTTGTCCATTTGGCGGTGGTGCGCTGGTGGCCGTTCTCGACGGCCTCCAGTTGCAACTCGGCCTCCTGCTGGCCCCAGGTGGCGCCGCGCTCGGTGGCTTCGATCTGCTGTTGTTCGGTTAGCATGTTTGTTTCCTTTGTTTTCTGTATTTAGTATTCGACGGCAAACTGTTCGCGTCCGGTCATCACTTCAAGCGTGCAGGCGGCGACAATTTCGGCGTCGTTAAGCTTTGCCGCCGATCTCCAGGAGTGTCCGGCCGGAACCGCTGCGCCGGCGTATCCGGCGGCTTCTAGCGCTCGCTTGGCGTCGGCGTAGCAGTGAAACCCAACTACTCCAACAAGGCCCGCTAAACGCTTTTGGGACTTGCTGGCCTCAATCTTGAGCTCTTGGTTTCGGTTCTGTTCGGTGGTGTTTGTTGAAATAGTCATGGTGTTGTCTCCGGCTCACTCTCTACTCTTTAAGTATACATCTATTCACGGAATAGATGCAATAGATAAATGCATGTTGTGGAAAATAATGCATGGCGCTTGACGAATCGCTATTTGGCTCCTATTCTGTGGGCATCTTCTTCCGAGCGCCGGGGCGCTCGTCAATCCACCCCGCAGCTGAGGCGTATTGCCCTCGCATGCCCGCACACAAAATCCCACTTTACGAGCCCGACCGGGTAACACTGGTCGGGTTTTTTGTGCCCGCTGATATTGAAAACAGCGGCGGCGTCGAAATTGTGCGCAATCGCCGCGGTCACGCAACGCGCGCGTTTCGCAAGGCGCTGTCGTCGCGCGCCGTCGACAGCAGCCAAGGCTGGGTCGGCAAAGGATTTGCGCAACATCTGTCGTGCGGTGCCCCGGTGTGGGCTTTGCAGGGAGTTCGCGGATCGCGCTAGTGGGGTACCCCATGTTGAAGGCACACCTTATGGGCCAATGTATTGCGAAGGCAAAGAGCAGCGGGAAACGGTGCAACCGCAATGCCATCGCCGGCGGAACCGTGTGCGTCGTTCACGGTGGCGCAGCCCCGCAGGTCATCCGGTCGGCACGCGAGCGTCTAGCGGCTCTTGTGTGCCCGGCAATCACGGTATTCGAGGAGCGGCTGGCTGACAAAGAGCTGCCGCAGCTGCAGGTGCAGGTGGCCAAGGACATCCTTGACCGCACTGGTCACAAGGCAACCGACAAGGTTGAGTTGAGTGGTCCCGACGGCGGGCCAATCCCGATGAATTTCAGCGTATTGACCGATGCAGAGTTCGATAATCTCACCGGACTCGTTGCGCGCGTTGTTGCCGGCCATCAAGGCTGAGCAGCACCGGCGGGCGAGGATTAAGATCACGCGTTACTACCCCGACACGGGGGAACTGCGGCGAGAGCTCTACCAGAAGCACCTGGAGTTTTTTGGTGCTGGCGGGGCGCACAGGGAAAGGCTGATGCTGGCGGCCAACCGCGTCGGGAAGACCGAGGGCGTCGGCGCGTACGAGGTAGTGCTGCACCTGACGGGCAACTATCCGGTTTGGTGGGAAGGTCGGCGCTTCACTCGCCCGATCAAAGCATGGGCCGCAGGCGACACCAGCAAGACGGTGCGCGAGATCATCCAGGCGAAGCTACTGGGCCAGGCGGGTAGCCACGGCACCGGCATGATACCTGGCGACCTGCTGCTGAAGACGACGGCCAAGGCGGGAGTGGCGGATGCAGTCGACACCATCTGGGTGCGGCATGCGTCGGGTGGCGTCAGCAGCCTCGTCCTGAAGTCGTACGACCAGCGCCGCGAGGCGTTCCAGGGCACCGAGCAGGATGTGGTGTGGCTCGATGAGGAGCCCAGCGAGGACATCTACGCGGAGTGCCTGCTCCGGACGATGACCACAAACGGGATGTTGCTTTGCACGTTCACCCCGCTCAACGGGCTGACGCCGTTGGTGCTGCAGTTTCTACCCGGCGGCGACCTGGAGCAGGCCAAGGGCGGCAAGCGCTTCGTCGTCGGCTGCACCTGGGACGACGTGCCGCACCTGTCGAAGGACGTCAAAGAGGAGTTGTGGGCGGCGATTCCCCCGCACCAGCGCGACGCGCGCGCCTTGGGCGTGCCTGCCCTGGGCAGCGGTGCCATCTATCCGGTACCCGAAAGCGATGTGGTGGTGCCTGACTTTGAGATTCCTGCGCACTGGCCGCGGGCGTTCGCGCTCGACGTCGGCTGGAACCGCACCGCGGCGATTTGGGGAGCGCTGGATCGCGAGACGAGCACGGTGTACCTCTATTCGGAGCATTACAGGGGCCAGGCGGAGCCGGTGTTGCATGCCGAGGCGATCAAGGGCCGCGGCGCGTGGGTACCCGGGGTCATTGATCCTGCCTCCCGCGGGCGTGCGCAGCGTGATGGAGCCCAGCTCATGCAGATGTATCTGGACTTGGGCCTGGACATTGAAGCCGCGCAGAACGCGGTGGAGGCCGGGCTGTACGAAGTCTGGCAGATGCTGTCTGCCGGGAAGCTGCGGGTGTTTGCCTCGTTGTCGAACTGGCGAGAGGAGTTTCGGTTGTATCGTCGCGACGCCGGCGGGCGCGTCGTGAAGGAGAAGGACCACCTTATGGATGCGACTCGGTACCTGGTGATGAGCGGCCGCGACCGCATGAAGGTTCAGCCGAAGCCGAAAGAGGCTGAGCAATCGTTTTCGTACGTCGGGCAGGATGCTGCCGGCGGGTGGATGGCCTAAATGGATTACGAAGACAAGAAAGACGGCTTGGAAGGCGACGAGAAGCTGCTGCAGCATGCGCGTGAGCGTTTCAAGGTGGCTTCAGAGGCCGAAGAGTCGATCCGGCGCGAGTCGCTGGAGGATCTGCGGTTCCGAGCGGGCGAGCAATGGCCCGAGAACATCAAGATCGAGCGCCAGAACAGCGGTCGCCCGTGCTTGACGATCAATCGTATCCCTCAGTTCCTGCGCCAGGTGACCAACGAGATCCGGCAGAACCGTCCGTCGATCCAGGTCAACCCGGTCGACGATATGGCTGATCCGGAGACGGCGGAGATCCTGCAGGGGATCATGCGTCACATCGAGGTCGTCAGCGACGCTGACGTGGCCTACGACACCGCTGCTGAGCATGCGGCGACGTTTGGGTTTGGCTACATTCGCGTGATCACCGATTACGTCGACGAGAGGAGCTTCGATCAGGAGATCAAGATCGAGCGGATCCGCAACCCGTTCTCCATCTACTTTGATCCGGAGTGCCAGAAGACCGACTACAGCGATGCGCGTTTCGCGTTTGTTGTGCAGGATATCGAACGGGAAGAGTTCAAAAAGCTGTACCCGAAGAGCGAATTGTCGGGGATGCCCGACTTGCACTCAGTTGGCGACCAGGCCCCGGGCTGGATCACGGGCAAGTCGGTTCGAATCGCCGAGTATTGGCACATCGATTACGCAGAGCAGGATCTCGCGATGCTTGAGGATGGCTCGGTGATGCCGGCCGACCAGGTGCCGGAAGGGATGCAGGTGCTGCGGACCCGCAGCGTGCAGGTGCCGACTGTCTACTGGTGCAAGATCAACGGCCTCGAAGTGCTCGAGAAGCGGGAGTGGCCGGGCAAGTGGATTCCGATCATCCCGGTGCTAGGCGATGAGGTCATCGTCAACGGGGATCGGCAGCTGTTTGGCGTCGTTCGATTTGCTCGTGACCCGCAGCGGATGTACAACTACTGGGCCACAGCGGAGACCGAGATGATCGCCCTGGCCCCAAAGGCTCCGTTCATCGGTGCCGCGGGCCAGTTTGAAGGGTTTGAGCGCCAGTGGCAGTCGGCCAACACCCGGAATTTTCCATATTTGGAGTACAAGCCGATTAGCCACGCAGGCGTGGCGATAGGCGCGCCGCAGCGGCAAGTGTACGAGCCACCGATCCAGGCGATCAGCCATGCGCGGATGCAGGCCAACGATGACCTGAAGGCCACGACGGGCATCTACGACGCCTCTCTGGGCGCGCGTTCCAACGAGCAGAGCGGCAGAGCGATCCTCGCCCGTCAGCGTGAGGGCGACGTCGCCAACTTCCACTACGCCGACAACCTTGCGCGCAGCATTAAGCATCTCGGCCGCATCGTTCTCGACCTGATCCCCCAGATCTACGATGCGCCGCGGGTCATGCGCATCATCGGGACCGAGGACCAGGAGCGCGTCGTGCAGATCAATGCCCCCACGCTAGACAAGGGCGTGGAGCGCATCTACGACCTATCAGTGGGCCAGTACGACGTCACCGTGTCGGTGGGGCCGTCGTTCTCCACCAAGCGCCAGGAAGCCGTCGACAGCATGATGCAGCTGTCGCAGGCGTACCCGCCGTTGATGCAGGTGGCAGGCGATTTGCTAGTCAAGAACATGGATTGGCCAGGCGCCGCGGAGATCGCTGAGCGGTTGAAGAAGCTGTTGCCGCCGAACCTGCAGGAAGGCGAAGAGAACGAACAGCAGGTTCCGCCTGAGGTGCAGGCTCAGATGGCGCAGATGGCGCAGCAGAACGAGCAGCTGAGCCAGGCATTGAACCAGGCGACCGACGACATCAGGACGAAGCGTATGGAGCTAGAGTCTCGCGAACGGATCGAGGCGATGAAGGCGCAGACCGAACTGGTGAAGATCGAGGCGCAGCTATCGAGCCGCGAAAACATCGAGCTGCTCCGCCAGGAGATCGCGTCGCTGAAGCAGACGATTGCGGTGGTGGCGGCCGAGGAAGAGCAGCAGCAGCCGGCGATGCCCGGTCAGGAGCAGGAGCAGGCATATGGCGGATAACAAACGGAAGCAGTACGTGCCCTCGTCATTGATGCAGAGTGTGATGCGCCGCGGAGAGGATTGGAGCCGTCAGGGCGCAGAAACTGACGTCGACCGCAAGCAGAAGTTGCGGGAGTGGGAGATGGCGCAAGCTGAGGCGCAGAAGAGAGGCTCCCGCCTTGGGAGGGGGATCTTGGACATGGACCTTGAGGGCCTAGGGGAAGGCGTTCTCGGTGCCGTTGCGAAGGTTCCAGGCGTGGAACAGGGCGCGCAGTACCTGGACTCGTTATTGCGTTCGCCGATAGGGATGAACATCACCTCCATTTTGGACGCGATCCCCCCGAGTGCTGATGGGGATCTGGACAAGTTGTTGATCGGAGGCGTCGGGGCGTTGGCCAAGGTAAGCAAGAATGCGAAGAAGGTGGTTCCAGGCTTAGAGGGGCTGGGCGGTGGATTCAGCCGGCAGGCGGCCAGCAAATACGACGAGGTGATGAAGGGCCTTCATGGGTCATTACAACCACGAGCGGCAGGCGTAGCTGGCGAAAGTGAAAGCCGCATAACGAGTCTGTCGGACGCCTTCGGGCCATCGTCTAAGGTGGAACCATTTGGGCCGCCCCCTGGGGTGAGAACAGTCGATGGGCGGGAGTTGCAAGGGGCGCAGAGGCCAGCATCAGACCCGGTGCGTGGCAATTTGGTAGCGGATATGGCTGAAGAGCGCAGCCGCACGATGTCTCCGCAGGAACTGGAACTGCTCGACAAAGTGCAGCGTTCTCATCCTGACGTGGGCCGGGCGATGCAGTTTATGAACGGCCTTGAGGCTTCCAAGGTGCTGAGTTCGCCAGAGCATATATCGGCTGTCGACCGATTACTGAAGGCGTTACCGAACGAGGCTCAATTGATGTCGGTCATGAAAGTGGGGGCACCAAAACAAGGCTGGTACCGGGCGTCTACGCAGGCGATTATGGATACGTTTGGCGATGATGCGCCGCGGTTCGCGTCTTTGTTGGCCTCGCTCAGCCCGAGAGTATCGGTTGAGGCAAACCTCATGAACGCGTTGAATGTCTGGGTCACTTGGGACAAGGCTGGTAGGCCTATCGATCCCAACGCGATCAAGCAAATAATGGCGGCATCCGTACAGGGCTCCAAGACTGAGAAGTCAGTACTGCATGCGTGGTTTCCGAATTCGGTGAGCGCTCTTACGACTCCGGACGGCAGCATACCCAAGATGACGCTGAGCGGGCCGAAGGTCAACAGCTTTTATGCGAACCTGTCCGACGACGTCAATAAGCTAACGCTTGATGCGTGGATGGCCAACGGCTACGGGTTACGCAATAACATCTTCAGCGGATCAGGCAAAGACCTTGCAAAAGGCAATCCTGGCATGACACAAGTTTATGCAGCAGTGTCTGGCCGTACGCGCGCAGCGGCCAACGAACTTGGGGTGCATCCGTCTGAGGCGCAGGAGATGGAATGGTCTGCGCTTATGCCGTGGTATGAGCAATCGGGCAAGCAGAAAATGGACCCGCGGGATTTTGTGGCTTCCGGGCGGCTGACTCCGGACTTAGTTTCCGGCACTCCAGACTTCTCGTCGTTGTTCAAGCAGGGCAAGTACCGTGACGTCCTTGGGGATACTCGGTTTGGCGAAGCCGCGGATCGAATGCCGTCGTTCCTATGGCCTCAACGGAAAGTTGATTTAACTCTTGATGACCAGCGAAACCTGCATGAGGTCGGAGGGGTTTTGGCTGATCTCGGCGGGGGGCGTCGCCGGGACTCCCAGGCGCTGAAGTTACCCGTTCAAGGGTCACGTCCGAATAAAGCGGTGGTCTATGCGACACCAGAGAGCGCACCGGGGGCAGGCACCGGGAGTGGGATGACCCCGGGCGTCACCCCAGATATCAACAATTTGGAATACCACGACAATCTTGTGGGTGGCGCTTTCACCGATGAACTTGGGCACGATATTCTGCACCGAGCCACGTTCCCTGACGGCTCAATGTCGGTGCGAAAGGGTACCGGGTACTGGAAAGAGCCAGTGACTGGAGAGACGGTATCACACCAAACGACGCCGCGCGGCGTTCAGGTGCCGTTGTCGTGGGAAGGCGGCCAGCCCGACATGCGCTTTCGCGACAAAGCGGTGATAGCTGCCGCGGAACAGGGCCGCGGCATTATGACGCAGCAGCTTGGCATGGGCTACACGGGCATAGTCCCAACGGATAAAGGCAAGGCTGCCATGTTCCCCGCCGAGGGGCGCGCGCCCCTAGAGCGGCTCCAAGCAGGCAATGCGGTTGACCCAAGCATGTACATGGTCGACAGCGGTGCTGGCGTAATTGCGACAGGGTCGACCCGGGATATTGGTCGGGAGAAACGGGACGCTCTTCAGACCGCTCTTCATGACCCGAAGTTGAAGGAGAAGCAACAATTAGGCATTTTGGGGACCGATATTGGCGGGTACGTCGACAACTCGGCATTTCTGAAGAAACCGATGGGGTCGGGTACGTTGACAAGGGAGTGGCTGGGGAAGATAGCCCAACTAGATCCCAAAGACCAGATGGATTTATCGGGAGCGTTTCAGCGTTCCGCCCAGCAACTACGCCCTGTGTATGACCGTATGAAGCCAGGGGCGCAGCTACGCGTCGACGTGACGAACCTCGTGAAACTGCTTGAAAGAGACGGGTTTCCGGCAGTTCTCGAAGGTCTTAAGAACGGGGCGTTTTTACCGACCGCTGCGGCTTTGGCTTACTTGGGGGGGCTTGGACGGGATGGAAAATCGCAACCGGAGCTCTAGACAACATGGGCTGGATCATTTCGTCCAGATGCGCCTGCGGTGCCCGTTCCCATCCAAATTGCTTGTACACGGCGATGACTTGCTCACCACCTTCGGTGGTGAACCCAAGCGATATGAATCTCATTTCGTCTTCTTCGCCGGATAGCCACACTTTTCTGTCTTTCAACCGCATTCAAACACCTTCCTTTCCTTCTTTGACGTAGCCAAACCTTATCAGGTTTCACCTGCCTAGCGGCCGGCATTGTAGACCGCGTTCCCAATCCACTCAAAGGCAATCACCATGAGCGACTTCACACAGACGCCAGCGGACTCGTCCGTTCAGGCACCCGAAGACTTTCAGCAGTATCAGGCTTGGCGCGACCAAGCCGACGGAACTATGTCCGAGGCCGCGGCAACCCCGCCGGCTGAAACTGCTCCCGAATCGGAAACGGGAGAAGACGACCAGGATGACGCCCCCCGCAAGGGAAAAGGCGGCTTCCAGAAACGCATTGACCGGCTGACGCGTAGCAACTACGAGTTGCAGACGGCTCTGCAGCAGGCATTGGGGGCGACTGGCGGACAACCCGCTGCGCGCCAACAGGAGCCTGAGCAGACCACGGTGCAGCGTCCGCGGGCCGAGCAGTTCGACGACTACGACGCGTACGTAGAGGCGCTAGCGGACTGGAAGACGGACCAGAAGCTGGATCAGCGGATCGCGATGGAGCACAAGGCTCTGGAGCGCTACCAGCAGCAACAGCAGGACGAGAACCTCACGCGGACCTTCCAGGAGCGCGCGAAGGCGGCGGCTTCGAAGTATGCGGACTTTGCCGAGATCGCCTTCAGCGAAGACGTGCCGGTCAGCGATGCGATGCGCGCTGTGATCCTCGACTCCGAATCGGGACCGGACCTGGCCTACTGGCTTGGCTCGAACCCCAAAGAAGCAGAACGAATTGCGCAGCTGCCGCCGATTGCGGCCGCGCGCGAGTTAGGGCGTCTCGAGGCCACTCTGGCCGCGCCCGCACAACCGAAAACCCAGCAGCGCGTGACACGCGCTCCCGAGCCCATCCGACCCGTGACGGCCTCTGCCAAGGTGACGCCGAACATACTCGACGACAGCTTCGCGAACGACTTCACGGCATGGGAAAAGGCTCGGCGACAACAGCTACGGAGGTAGCCAATGGCCAATTCCATTCTTACGCCCACGATCATCACCAACGAGCTCTTGATGCGCTTCAAGAACAACTTGGTGTTCACCAGCAACGTCAGCCACGAGTACGATGACCGCTTCGCCCAATCTGGCGCGAAAATCGGCGACACCCTGAAACTCCGTCGTCCCGTGCAGTTTACGGCGTCAAACGGCGCGACACTCAGCACCCAAGACGTGACCGAAACCAGCGTGGACCTGGTGATCAATACTCAAAAGCACGTCGCTTTCGAGTTCACCTCGAAGGACTTGACGCTGTCGATCGACCGCTTCGCTGATCGTTATTTGAACAGCGCCGCCGTCGCCCTCGCCAACAGCGTCGACGTCGATGGCTTGACCCTTGCGTATCAGGCGACCGCCAACACGGTCGGCACGCCGGCCACGGTGCCCAACGCCATCATCACGTACCTCCAAGCCGGTCAGAAGATCAGCGAGAACAGCGCCCCGGTCGATGACCAGCGGCACCTCGTCATCAACCCCGGGATGCAGGCGACCATCGTCGATTCCCTGAAGGGGTTGTTTCAGTCGTCCAGCGAGATCGACAAGCAGTACAAAAAGGGCTCGATGGGTCAGGCGGCTGGCTTCAAGTGGTACATGGACCAGAACATCCGCACGCACACCGTTGGCCCGCTGGGCGGCACCCCGCTCGTTAACGGTGCCTCCCAGACTGGTACCAGCTTGGTGACGGACGGCTGGACGGCCTCGGCTGCGTCGCGCCTCAAGAAGGGTGACGTGTTCACGATCACTGGCGTCAATAGCGTCAATAAGGTGTCCGGTGACTCGACGGGGTCGTTGCAGCAGTTTGTCGTCACGGCCGACGTTTCGTCCGACGGCAGTGGCAATTTGACTGCCTCGATCTACCCGGCGATCACGGTGACGGGCGCGTATAAGACGGTGACGGCGTCGCCTGCTGACAACGCAGCCATCACGGTTTTGGGCGCGGCGTCGGCTCTCAGCCCGCAGGGCATCGCCTTCCACAAGGAGGCATTTTGCTTTGCGATGGTGCCGTTGCAGGTGCCGCAGGGCGTTGACATGGCCAAAACCCAGACGGACCCTGAAACGGGGATGTCGATCCGCATGGTGTCCGCTTACGACGTGACGAACGACAAGTTCATCACTCGCGCGGACATTATGTATGGCTGGGCCGCACGTCGGCCGGAATGGGCCTGCCGCGTCGCTAGCTAGCAGTAAAGAGGGGGCAGGGAAGCCTGCCCCTTTCCCAAGAGGAGCCCATGCACTACCCCAAATGGTTATATCACCGCACCGAGGCCGCCCAGCTGGTGCAGGATCCCGACGAACAATCTGCTTTGGGCGCGGAGTGGGCGGAGACACCTGCTGCCTTCGCTGAGCAGGCAGACGAACCCAAGCCGACCACAAGGAAACGGAAATGACAGTACAGCAATTGGTCAATTCGGCGTTGCGGACCCTGGGCGTCATTGCCAGTGGAGAGTCGCCGTCGGCGGATGAATCTAACGATTCGTTTTCCGCTCTAAATCAAATTATTGAGTCGTGGACAGCGCTGGGGCTGCCCATCTACCAGATCACGCGCGAGACGTTCTCGCTGACCGGCCCGGCATCCTACACGATCGGCACGGGTCAGTCGTTCAACACGACGCGGCCGGTGCGCCTGGTGGCCGCGGCTGTCGTTAACTCGTCGGTCGAGAAGCCCGTCGAGATTGTCTCGGCAGCGCAGTGGGCCGAGATCATCGACCAGGGGCGCACGGGCACGTTCGCCGAGCGGTTGTTCTGGGATGCCGGGTTTCCCACCGGCACGATACATCTGTGGCCAGCACCGACTTCAGGATCCATTTTGCTGTACAGCTACAAGCCGCTGACGACGTTTTCAGCGCTGGGTGACACAGTGACGCTTCCGCCTGGCTACGAGCGCGCCTTGCGGTTTGCACTAGCGTCCGACCTTGCCGCCGAGTACGGCCGGCAATTGTCGCCCGAAGCCTCAGTTGCTGCCGCCGAGTCGAAGACGGCCCTGACCAACCTCAATCAGATCGTCCTGGGTGAAGCCGCCCCGGCGGGAGTTGCTCAATGACAGTCCAGAATCTCATCGACCAGGCGTTACGTGCGATCGGGGAGCTACGCACCGGGCGTCAGGCGAGCGCGGAGGAGTCCGCGGACGCCCTCACCCGTCTGAATAACCTGCTCTCCAGCTGGAGCTCCGCGGGCCTCCCGGTGTACCAGGTGACGCGGGAGAGCTTTACGTTGACGGGTGCCGCTTCCTACACGATCGGCACAGGGCAAACCTTCAACACGGCACGGCCGCTGAAGATTAAAGCTGCCTCGGTGTCGACCGGCACGGTGGAGCAGCCAGTATCGATTATCCCCGCGGAGCAGTGGTCTATGATCCTCGATAAGGCCGCAACCGGCAAGTTCGCCGATGCAATGTTCTGGGATGGTGGCAGCCCCACCGGCAACATCTTCCTCTACCCGAAGCCGACGGCCGGGAACCTGATCCTCTACTCGCTCAAGGCTTTAACCGAGTTCGCCACCCTTGCGACGACGGTAACATTACCCGCCGGCTACGAGCGCGCGCTGACCTACAACCTCGCCGTCGACATTGCGCCCAGCTATGGGCGGACGGTGTCGCAGGAGATCGTGCAGGGCGCGACGCAATCGCTGGCTGCGCTGTCGCAGCTGAACGCGCAGGTGCTCGGAGAAGGCGGGGCGGAACCCCCGAAGGCGTAACACATGACAGTCCTGGAGATCATTACATCGTCGCTGCGGCTGATTGGGCAGTTAGGCCCGGGCCGCGTCGCGGGCCCTTCCGAGACGACCGACGCGTTGTTCGTTTTGAACCGCATGTTGGAATCGTGGGCGAACGAACGCCTGCTGGTGTACGCCGTCGATCGCAACTTGTTCCCGCTCCAGGCCAACCTGACTTATTACACCATCGGGCCGTCGGGCGCGAACTGGACGCTGGCGCGCCCCCTGAGCTTGGACCATGTCGGGCTGATGATCGACGCCACGACCGAAATCCCGCTCGATCAACTGACCGAGGACGAATACTCTAGGGTGCGGATAAAGGGTTTGCTGTCAACGCAACCAACGCAGGTCTTTTACAAGCCCAGCTTCCCGAACGGGACCGTGTTTGTCTACCCGACGCCGACCGAAGTGCGGAACTTAGTGCTGTACACCTATGGGCCTATCAGCACGTTTGCGTTGGTGTCGGACACGCTTACGCTGCCACCCGGGTACGCCGACGCCATCCGCTACAACCTGGCGCTGCGCCTGGCTCCCGAGTGGGGCAAGATGCCGCGGCCCGATGTGGCTGCGATGGCTGTCGAGAGTTTGTCGCGGATCAAGACAACCAATGCGCCAAACCTTGAGATGGCAGTCGACGCGGCGATGACTGGCCGAGGTGCTGCTTTCGATTGGAGGACGGGTGAAGTTTAACTTTGTCGGCCCGACGTACGTTTCCGAGTCGGTGAATGTCGACGCCCAGCGCACCGTGAACCTGTACCCTGAGTTCGTCGAAAGCGGCACGGGGAAGGCGAAGGTGGTGCTGTATGGCACACCTGGCCTGGGCCTATTTACCACGCTGGCGCAATCGCCAATCCGCGGGATGTTCGCAACCGACACCCGGTTATTCGTTGCCGCGGGCACCAAATTGTACGAGGTGTTCAGCAACCCAAGCCTGAATCCGACCGTGGAGCTCGGCACCATTGCCAATGACGCGGCGAACAGCCCGGTGCAGATTTGGCCGAACGGCACGCAGTTGTTCGTCGTCAGCGCTGGCTACGCGTACGTTCACAATGGGACTTCCTTGAGTTTTGCGCCTGTGCCCGCGGACCCAGACATCAGCGCAATTTATCCAGGCGGGCAGATTAACACGGCTAGTACCGGTACGTTTTTAGACGGTTATTTCATCGGTGCGAAGTACGAGTCGAAGAAGTTCTTTATTTCTGATCTTAATCAAGGGACCACTTGGTCCGCTCTTGAGTTTGCCTCTAAAGAAGGGTATCCAGACAACATCAACAGCATATTGAGCTATCAGTCGGAGCTGTGGCTATTTGGGAATCAGACGACCGAAGTGTGGATAAATGACGGCACGGCCGACTTCCCGTTCCGTCGGCAACCGGGAGCATTCATCCACGAGGGGTGCGTCGCCACGTTCTCGCCGATTGGTCTGGGCACGAATGTCGGCTGGCTGGGCGGCGACGCCATAGGCCGCACCACAGCCTGGATTGCGCAGGGCTATCAGCCGCAGCGAGTCTCGACGCATGCGGTGGAGCAGGCGTGGGCTGGGTACACGACGGTAGCAGATGCCATGAGCTGGAGTTACACGGATCGCGGGCATATCTTTTGGGTGCTCACGTTTCCGACCGCCGCGGCGACGTGGGTGTATGACCTCACCAGCAAGATGTGGCACGAGCGCACCTCGCTCACGAGCAGTACAGTCGGCCAGTACCGGGCGCGTTGTAACGCCTACGTCTTTGGGCAACAACTGGTCGGGGCCTACAATTCGGGCGAAATCTACAACTTATCTGCGACGACGTATCTGGACGATGGGCAACCGATTCGGCGCATCCGGACGGCGCCGCACATCTCGGAAGAGCAGATGCGCGCCTTCTATCACCGGCTACAGCTGGACCTCGAGGTGGGGCTCACTAGCGGCGCGACGGTGTCGCTCGACTGGTCCGATGATGGCGGACACACCTTCAACACGCCCATCAGCAAGTCTCTGGGGTCGTCTGGGAGCTACAAGCAGCGGGTGATCTGGAACCGATTGGGCAGCAGCCGCGACCGCGTCTTCCGCGTTACGACGGAGGCGCAGCAGCGCGTCGCTTTGATTGATGCGTATCTCCAGGTGACAGGGGGGAAAGCATGATCCCGCAGATGCCTATTCGGAACCCCTTCTTCGACGACGCTGGCTTTATCACCGTGCCTTGGATACGGTTCCTAGAGTCTCTGACCAGGCAGAACGTGCTAGTCACTCCCGCGCCTCCCGTAGCGGTGGTGGGTGCGCTACTGCTGAAGGATCCGGATTCCTACGGCATCGTGACGACCATCACTCCGCCGACGCCGCTGGGCGATGTAGTCGTGTTTGAAGTGCAGGCTCAGTTTTGGGATGCTCCGACCGGCGGCACGGCGGTGTCCGATTGGATAACGCTCGGCTCGGTGGACGCCTCGAGTCCGGTGCTGACTTCTGGCTACTGGCCGTTGCCTGCCTCGACTCAGTATTGCCTGCTGCGCGCACGGTCAGCCACCTACCAGGAGGAGGTGTCCGCCTGGGTGCTGTCGTCGACGCGGTTCGCGGTTACCTCTGGGACGGCGGGCGATGTGACGGGCATTGCTGCAACGTACGAGTACGCCGACGACAAGCAGATTCGAGTTCGACTGACTTTCACCCCTCCCTCGCCGCTGGGCGTGTGGGAGGGAGTGCACATATGGGAGGAGGAGATCGATCAATCCTCTTCGCAGGGCGCGCCCATGAACGGCACTGTCCCGCTGGACGGGACGCGGAATCTCGGGGGGGCCTGGGCTCCGATTGATCGTGGCGTATTTGGCGCAAGCCCGGTGGTGCTGCTGTTGCCGCGGCCAACCGAAACAGTCACGAAGCGATTCTATTTGCAAAGCCGCAGCGCGACGACGGAAAATGCGTTGGTCCGCGCCAATCAAGCTGGGCCAACTCCGTCAATAACTCTTGTCGTCACGGCGAACGCCTATCAATCCGGTGAGGAGTTTGCTCGCCTGGTGACTGGTGCTGGCGTTGCGGTCGAATACGACGATACGCAAGTGAGCAGCCCGAAGTACAGTATCGTGTTCACTTGGACCGCGCCGACGAACCCGCCGGCGGCATGGCAGCTTGAATTTGGTGGCGTCCAGATTGTTTATGAGTACGACAACGGGCGGCGCGCGAACGGGCCAACCCTGGCCGTCAACGGAACGACTGCTCGATCCGATTGGTACGATTTGTTCGTCGGCACCAGCGTAATCAAGTGCTGGTTCGTCTCGATGGATGCTTCAGAGGAGCCCCGGCTCAATAGCATCGTCGAGAATCTCACTCCATCGGCACTGGCGACGGTTACGTGGCCGCTCGTCAGTCGTCCACCCGAAGGCAAATACGCAGACAATGTGACGTCTTTCAGCGTTACCAACCCGCGCTACTTCGTCAACGGTCAAGGCCTGAAGCAGTTGCTGATTGATGTGACGTGGGTGAAGCCGGTGGGAGCCGATGCGCAAGCACGGTGGGGCGGCGTGGTCGTGTGGCTGCACACCCCAGATGGCAATAAGTATCAGATGAGCGGTGCCGAAACTGGCAGCCAGCTGACAATCCAACTGGCCGTATTTCCGACGAGTTCTCAATCGTGGGTGTTCTATGGCGTCTCGCAGGACAACAACGCCAACGCGAACACCGACGGGCGCTCGCCGATGGCAGGGACGCCTACCAGCACGCTCGCCGTCGTTCCGCCTCCACTCGGCGCGGCAGGGTCGGAGTACACGCTGAACGTATTTGGCACGAGCTTTGCGGCCGCGACCGTAGCGGCGTCTGATGGCACGACCTTGCAGCGAATTACGGCGACTTTCAGCCCGCCGCTGGACTCGACGTTTGGCGGCGTCGAGTTGCGAGTGTACGACGGCGCGACTTTGCTGGCATCGACGAAAGCGACTCCCTCGCCGATCGCCGTCACCATCCCGAACCCGGCTACGTCCACAACGGTCACGGCCAAGCTCGTGGCGTACGACGTCAACGGGCGCATCAATACGGAAGTCGGCACCACGCCCCAGGGCAATTTGCTGATCGGATCCGTCGCCGGTACGCTAGACCTTCGTAGATTCCTGCCGGCATCAACAGATAATTTCACGATCAATGGCACGTTTTTGCAGATCAAGACTGGCGTGGCCATGACGGTCGACGCATCTGGCAATCTGCGGGTTTCCGCATCTGGTATTGATGCAAGTTTGATTGCAGCAGGAGCGGTTGGCAATGCTGCTTTGGTTAACGGAGCGGTAGACGATTTAAAGCTGGCTAGCGCGGCGGTGACAGTGGCGAAGATCGCGGCCGGGGCTGTCACCTCTCCGGCCATTGCGGCAAGCGCTGTAACGGCGGGGAAGATTGCCGCTCTATCCATCGTGGCGGGTGACATTGCAACCGATGCCATAACAGCGTCCAAGATTCTGGCCGGTTCGATTACGACCGTAAAGATAAACGCTGGAGCCGTAACAGCAACAGAGATTGCGGCCGGGGCTATTGTGGCCGGTAAAATTGCAGCCCTTAGCATTGTGGCCGGTGACATCGCCACCGACGCCATCATCGCTTCTAAGATTTTGGCTGGCTCCATTACGACCGGCAAGATCGCCGCGAACGCCATCAGCTCCGACAAGCTCGACGCAACGGAGATCAACGTCGGCGGCGGCGGCTCGAAGCCGGGGAAGTTTGGAGTTTACAACGCGGCCGGCAGTCAGATTGGCTTCATTGGCGTGGAGAGCGGTAACGAGGGAGCATGGTTCAAGGCGTTGTCTGTCGGTGGCACCAGCTACGGCACCGGCGTGATCAAGGCCAACACCAGCGGGCAGATCACCATCGACTACGCTGCGGCGAATAATAGCAACAACAAGATCCTGCTGTCGCAGACGACATACGACACCGCCTACACGACGGCTGGTATGCGCATTTCAAACGGCGTCAACCCGGCCTCCGGCAGCGATACGACGTGGTTCATCTCCCGCGGGATGGTCGTATACGGATCTGGCAACTATCAAAGCAACTTTTACGCGGTGACGGTGAACCGCGATCCAACCTCTAGCGGCGCTGGGGAAGTCGTCGTGTACGGCGCGACCGCCTCCAGCTACATCCGGCTAAGCGGTTCCGATGGTCGCTGCCGCGCGGATGGTGGCTACCAGGTCGGTGGGTCCGTCGGCGTGACGGGCAGCATATTGCCAGTGACCGGTATCAATACGACGCTGGTGACGATCAATTACAAGGACCACTCAAGCGTCAACCAGACGGCCAGTTTTTTAGCGTTTAGCTCAACAGTTACCACCACCTTAACTTTCACGGGGGGCATTCGAGTTTAATTATGCAGGACACTATGACCATCACACTCACTGAAAATTCGCAACAGCGCATTGCGCAACTACTGAAGGAATTGCAACTTGTGGAGGGGCAATTGAAGCCTCTGCAGGATTTGCAGAAATCATTCCAGATGGCCGTGCAGGCTGTTTTGGCGACCGTTCTTGAATGCGCCAATGTGCCAGAATCTGCACAGTTCCGGCTGGCTGAAGATTGCAAGTCGCTCACCCTGATCGAGCAGAAGGAGGGGTAGATGGCCTGGCTATCGCGCGTCAACTTCACCAGCGCCGACGTGTTGTCGTTCACTGACCTGAACAACGTCGGCAACGATATTCGCGCCTGGGGAGGCAATGTCAACGGCGGGGGCTACGTGCTGGCCAATGTTGTTTTGTCTGGATTCGACCTTTCTACGTGCTTTGGCCTGCCGATCTCCACCGGGGTCAGCGGGCTTGGGACCGGGGTGGCGACGTTCCTGGGGACGCCGTCTTCGGCCAATCTGGCTGCCGTGGTTACCAATGAGACGGGGACAGGGGCATTGGTTTTTGCTACGAGTCCGACGTTGGTAACTCCTCTATTAGGAACTCCAACTTCTGGCGTTCTGACGAACTGCACGGGCCTCCCTATCTCTACTGGAGTGAGTGGATTAGGCACTAGCGTTGCGACGTTCTTAGCTACGCCGTCTTCTGCTAATCTAGCGGCTGCATTGACTGACGAGACAGGTACAGGTGCAAATGTATTTGCTACCTCGCCTACGATTGTCACGCCTACGGTCACGACTAGCGCTGTGATCCCACTCGTCAACGGCGGCACTGCTGTATCGTCCTTTCTGACATTGCAATCGACCAGCGGGGCTGGTACGAGTGATGCCATTATCTTTACGACTGGATCGCAGTCTGAAAGGATGCGGATTAAAACCACAGGTGAGGTGGGCATTGGAACGGCGAGTCCATCAGCAAAATTACAAGTGGGTACTACTGGAGGTATGACCACCAACATAGGCTCTGCATTTACAGCCTATGGGACGGTCAATTTGGGTAATAGTGCAACGAATTACTCTTATCCATTAGAAGTGTTAAACGCTTCTAGCTCTAACATATTGCGTTTACAAGTAGCGGCATATCGGCGAACTGCTGGATCCGATTGGACAGGGGCTGGGTGGAGGATGCAATACGCTGTTGATAACTCGTTTACTACCTCGCCAGCTAGTTATGTGGAATTGGGTAACGCCAATATTCACTTGGGGGCAGGCACGACAGATGTTCTTTCAATGGTTGGAACATACGTGGGCATCGGAACGACGAGTCCGGTATCCAAGTTCCATGTATCCGTGGCCGCAAATGATGGGATTACTGTATCAGATACTACTAATACTCTGAAGGGTGTTTTCTATAATACTGGAGGAACTTCTCTTGGTATTGGGACAACAACAAATCATCCCGTTGCGTTTTATTCAAATAACTCATTGAGAATGACGCTGGATACATCTGGAAATTTGGGCATCGGGACGGCGAGTCCGACGGCTAAATTAGAAGTTTCGGGAAGTGTTTATAGTAATATAGGCAATTTTATCGCAAGCAGAGCGAACGCCGGTGCTAATACTTCTGGCAGTGGTGTTGAGTTAAGAATAGACGGAACCACATACGCAGCTATTCGCCAGCCAGCAGCAGAAGTATTGGCATTTTACAGAGGCAGCGGTGGAACAACGGAAACGATGCGTATCGACACCTCTGGCAACGTGGGCATCGGAACGCCGAGTCCTGGGGCGTATGCGAAAGTAGCTATAGTCGGCGGGGCAGTTACTATAGGAGCTACTGCGCCTACAGCCGACGCATCATTACTTATTACTACTGTCTATGGTGGTCAGGGTCGTCTGACACAAATGACCCCGACCGGAAATTCAATAAACGCACTAAACCTGATGGCATCAACCGATGGGGCCGGTGCTAGCCAATGGTGGTCTTGGGGCGTTAATGCTAATAAATGGACAATCAATTCGGGAACTTCTTTTAGCACAGGTTTAACAATAGATAGCACTGGCAATGTGGGCATCGGAACGACGAGTCCTGTGCAAAAGTTGCATGTTGTTGGAACGATCTACGCTAGTAATGGGATAGTGGTTACTGCAGACACATTAGTAAACTTAAACAGTGGTGATACAAACAGCACTATAAAAGCTAATTCTGTTTCTGGATACGTGGAGTGTTCTAGTTACAGTGGTCATAAATTCATAACACAGAGTGGCGGGACAAATACTCGCGTAACGATCGACTCCACTGGCAACGTGGGCATCGGAGTCGCTTCCTTCGGTACTTCAGCGGCAAAGGTTATTGGTATCGCCAACGGCACAGCACCCACGACCTCGCCAGCAGGCATGGGGCAACTTTATGTCGAAGCAGGCGCTCTCAAATATCGAGGATCGTCTGGGACGGTTACGACTCTAGGCCCCGCATAGTATTCACGATTTCATTGAGGAATAAGGACTTAATTATGGCAATTACTTACGATTGGATCTTCAACCCTTTGACGGTCAAACCCGCAGAGGGTTCTCTTACAGACGTTGTGGTGCTGGTGGATTGGCGGCGCACGGCTACCGACGGCACGTTTGCGGCGCAGTGCTACGGGCAGGTCAACCTGGGGCCACCTGATCCGCTGGCGTACACCCCGTTCGCCGATCTGACGGAAGCCGAAGTCACCGAATGGGTGCAGGCAACGATTGGACCGGAGCAGATGGCGCAGTTCGACGAGGCCCTGGCCGGTGACATCGCGCGGCAGCGCAACCCGCCGGTGGTCGCGATGGCACCCCCCTGGGAGCAGCCAGCCTGACCTTTGAGCGGTCGAAAGATTACGAATTGATGCGTCAGATCATGACCCACCCGCGCGTATACCCGAAAATCACCGACGATGGATCGCCACTGGCCAGCGAGTATCAGCCGGTCGAGAGCGACCAGGTGTGGTACGTAGTCGTTCGAGCAGACGACGCGCTGCTGGGGATGTGGATGTTGGTTCCGCAGAACAGCATCTGTTGGGAAATCCACACCTGCCTGCTGCCTGCTGCCTATGGCCCACCGGCGCGGCAGGCCGCGGGATTGATGGCCGACTGGATATGGGAGAACACTCCCTGCCAGCGGTTAGTCACGGCCGTGCCAACTACCAACCGGCTCGCTCATCGATTCGCTGTGGGAGCGGGGATGGAGCAGTACGGAACCAACCCAAAGTCGTTCCGCAAGGGCGGCCAATTATTAGACCAGCTACTACTCGGCATGAGTAAACCGGAGGTTAAATGCCAGCAGCAATTGCAGTCCCAGCGCTGATCAGCGCGGGGAGCAGTATCATCAGTGGCGTCATCGGCTCGCGCGCGGCTAAGGACGCGGCGAACACTCAGAATCAGGCCGCGCAACAGGTGTCCCAGCAGTATCAGCAGTCTGCTCAGCAGTCAGGGCAGCAGGTAGTGGACGCCTCTGCCGCGGCCGGCCAGCGGATGATTGACGCCTCTGGGCAGGCAGGGCAGCAAGTCGTCGACGCTGCCGGTAACGCCGCAAGCGGGATTAACCAGGCGACGCAGCAAGGTGTTGCCGGATCCCAGCAGGCGGTCGGCAGCGCCAACGATTTGTTGTCGCAGCTGTACGGCCAGTCCAGCGGGTACACCGACCCTTATCGGCAAGCCGGTGCCGGTGCCGTCAATAGTCTCGCGGGTCTACTGGGCCCCAACGGCGAGTTCATGCAGCAGTTCAAGTTCGACCCCAACCAGGATCCTGGCTACCAGTTCCGTCTGGAGCAGGGCCAAAAGGCACTGGAGAGGTCGGCGGCTGCGCGCGGTGGCTTGCAGGGCGGGGGGACGCTGAAGGCGCTGGAGCGTTACGCTCAGGGCGTCGCCAGCGATGAGTACGGCAAAAGTTTCGAGCGGTTTCAATCCGACCGAAAGAATCGATTCGGCATGCTGTCGGACCTCGCCGGCTTTGGGCAGAAAGCCGTTGGCCAACAAATCGAAGCAGGCAACGCATATGGGACTGGCACCAGTCGCAATCTGATGCAGGGCGCAGAATTACAGGGCGACTTGGGCGTGCGCGGTGCCACGGCCGCCGGAGACGTCGGCTTCCGCGGGGCGCAGCAGGCTGGGGTATTCACGACAAACGCGGCCAGATCGGCGGGCGACTGGGATACTTCCGCAGCGCGCGCCGCCGGTGACTTCCGCATGGAGGGCACACGCGGCTCCACCGAGGCCCAAATGGGCGGCGCGAACGCGATGGCTGCCGGCCGGATCGGCAGCGCGAACGCGTGGGCGAGCACGATCAGTCAAGTAGGGCGGACGGCTGCGGATGCATATGGCCGTTACAAGGGCGTATCGCCCGCCTCATCGGCGCTTGATCGAGTGTCGAATCAGTCTGCGGGCGATCGCAATCTCCGCACCGGAAGGCTTTTGTACGGGTACGGGAATAACGGAGGGGGGTATTAAATGCCGATCGATCCACGCATTGCATTGGCTTACGAGCCTGGTCAGTACATCGACCCGCGCCAGCTGCGGGAGCAGCGCATGGCCGAAGAAGGTCACCAGCGGCAAGCGCAAGTCCAGCAAATGCAGTTGCGCGAGCAGCAGCGGCAGATGGGGGAACAGCAATCGTTTCGCGAGGCGCTCGGCCGCCAAGCACCGTTCGACGAGTTGATGCGCATATCGCCGACTGCAGCGGCTAGCTATCAGAAGCAAATTGCTGATCATCGCAAGGCGGAGTTGGAACAGCAACACAAGCAGATTGAGGTGCATGTGCAAAAGCTGGCGGCGTTTGGGCAGATCGCCGGTACGATTACGGACGGGCCCACATTTGATCGTGGCATCAGGCAGGCAGCGCAGATGGGTTTAATTTCTACGGATGAGGCAAACACTTATCTGCAGCACGGGTGGAATCCCGAGACAGCAGCCAGGGTGCAGCAAGTTGGCCGGCAGTCGCTAACGATGGCGCAACAGTTAGAGCAGCAGTACAAGCAGTCGGCAGAGGGGCGGGCTGTGTCGGGGGAGAATCGGGAGCAGCAGCAATTTGACCTCGAGCAGCCTGGGCGGCAGGCCGACGCTAGGCGGAAGCAGTTGGACTACGTAGGGCAGTCCGTCGGCGGCGTGCAGAACCAGGATCAGTACGACGCCTGGCGCGCCACATTGCCGCCGGAGATCCAGGGGCGTATCCCGTCGATGTTCTCCCCGGTGGCGGTCCAGATGGTCCAGCGGATGGGCATGACGCCGGCGCAGTTGGCGCAGGGCGAGCAGTCGAGGGGGACGGCGACGGAGACGGCGCGGCACAATCGCGTGCTTGAGAATAACGCAGAGCAAAGCCGAGGCCTGACCGAGCGCGGGCAGACTTTAACGGATAAGCGCATGCGAGAACTCGTTGCGGCGCGGATTGATGCGCGACCACCGAGTGGGCCTGAACGTAAGGCTTATGCCTTTTACGAGCGGGCGGCGGATGCAGAAAAGGTTTTGACGGAGTTGCAGCCGGCTGTGGCAAAGATGGGGTATTTGAGTCAGCTGCGTCTGAAGTACGGGCCAAACGTGACACAAGACGACACGAATCAAGCGTACATCCAAGCGCAACGGCAGTTCACCGAGGCCAGGTTGCGGAAGGATTCAGGGGCGGCGATCGCAACGAGTGAATACGAAAAGGACGGGCTGACTTACTTCCCGCAGCCGGGTGATTCTGAGGCCACGCTGAAGCGTAAGGCGCAAGCTCGAAATGTGGTACTGGACTCTCTCAAGCGGGAATCTGGACGCGCAGCGGACGAGGCCGGCCAACAGGATCCGTTCGTCGGCCTGGGGTTTGAGGAGGTGAAGTAAATGGCAGATCCACAGAAGGTACTTGTTGAGCTCCCGGATGGGCGGCGTGGGGCAATCCCGCGCGGCTCCGTGGAGGCTGCCGTCGCGCGTGGCGCACGCATTGTCCAGGATGAGCCGCCGCAGCCTACGCCGCAGCCTACGCAGCAGCCTATGCAGGCGTCGATGTCTGGCGAGGCCGCGCCTGGCGTGTTCTCAAATGCGCTGGAGGCCACCGGCAAATTCATGCGGTCCGCGGGCGATGTAGTCAACCCGGCTCCGGTGTTGGACGCGTTGTCTGGCTCTGGCCAATTCCGAGGGAAAAACCCGCTGCAGGCAGTCGGACAAGTCGGCAACAGCATGCTCGAGGCGCAGGCCGATCAGCTGACGAAGGCTCGGGACGCTTGGGGGCAGGGCAACTACACTGACGCCCTTCGTTACGGGATGGGCTACCTGATACCTATGCTGGGGCCGGGTGTCAATCACGCTGGAGACCTCATTGCGCAGGGCAGAGTAGCCGAGGGGCTAGGCGAGACGGCCGGGCTGGGTTTGTCGGTGATGGCTCCGGCGAAGATGCAGCAGGCGGGGCATGTTTCGGTGCGGCCGCTGATCCGGCCGGCGCTTAACCAGGCGGAGGCCGCCGCTATCGCTTTCGCCGACGCAAGCGGCATTCCAGTCGACCTGGCTATGCGGAGTGGCTCGAAGTGGGTTCAGCACGCCAAGACATTGCTCCAGGGCTCTATGACGGGCGGCCTCATCAGCCGCACAGAGCAACAGAAGCAGACGGCGGCGATAGGTTCAGCGGCGCAACAGCAAGCGGATGAGGTGTATCCGCGGCCTATTACCGCACAGCAAGCCGGTGAGGGCGTGCAGAACGCCGTCCCGGAACGCGCGCGGCAAATGAGCAACGAGGCCGGCCACCATTACGGTAACCTGCGAGAGATTGAGTCGCGCCCTGAGAATCTGCGGACCGTTCAGGTCGGCATGGCGAAATCGCCAGAGGCAGCCCTGGAACTGGATGCGTTCGCGAAGAGTCAGACCGACAAGCCATTTAGCAAACTGACGAAGGAGCAGCAGGCGAGCGTCTACAAATTAGCGCAATTGTCTGGCGTCCAATTAGCTGATCAGCCGGTGATGGAGACGATGGCGGTCCCAGTGGATGTGCGGAACTTGAAGGAGTTGGCTGGCGGCCCGCTGGAAGATCTCAAGCAGTTGTATAAGTCAGCCGACCCTGAAACGGCGAAGATGCGCGGCCAGGAACAGGCTATGTTGCAGTCTATCGTCGACGGCCCCGATTTCAAATCTGCCAGCATAGCGGATCGAGATCTGTCTGCGATGAAGGCAGCCAGCCGTCTCGACGATGGGCAAATCGTACGGAACGAGAAGCAGGGGATGGCCGCGCGCACGGTCCAGGAACTCTACGACCAGGTGGAGCGCTCGGTCGCGGAGGCAGGACCGGAGGCGCTGGAGGCGTTGCAGTCAGGCCGTGAGGCATTTAAAAGCCAGAAGAGTGCCGAAGCCGTTGCGAACAAACTATTGAAGGAGCCGGTGCAGGTGTTTCAACAGTTGACCTACCAAGGAGACTCCGGAGTAGCGTTCCTGAAGCGGGTTGCGGCAGAAGTGCCTTCAGAGATACCGAAGGTCGGTCGGGCATTCCTTCAAGGGTTGTTTGAGGACGCTATGCGCACGGGAGAATTCACTGGCGGCAAATCACTCACAAAGCGCTGGGAAGCTCTCGGGCCGGAGACCAAGGCGGTGCTGGTTCCTAACCCTCGCCAGCGGCAAGACATAAGCAATTTGTTCCAATTGGCAGAGATGCAGTCGCGGGACCCCAACCCATCAGGGACGGCAAAAGTTGCGTCGCTCGTGAGCCAAGGTGCGGCTTTGCTGGACCCAAAGACGGCAGCGTTTGTGCTGATTGCCCCGCCGATTCTGGCCAAATTGATGTATTCGCCCAAAGCTACTCGGTTGCTGACGCAGGCATTCAAGATCCCGATTGGCAACCGCGCCGCAGCGACAATGGCGTTTCAGGGGTTGATGGCCGAAATCGCTAAAGTCGACCGTGACCAAGAGCGGGAACGGAAGGCTCAGTGACGACGTCCTCGGCAGGCATTGCACTGATTAAGCGGTTTGAGGGGTGCCGTCTGGCTGCGTACCTGTGCCCTGGCGGCATCGCTACGATCGGCTATGGGCACACGGCGACGGCAAAGCTTAGGCAGACGATCACGCAGCAGAAGGCTGAGGAGTTGCTGCGCGTGGATCTAGTCGAACGGGAGAAAACGGTGGCCGAACTGGTTAAGCAGCCAATTGAGCAGCACCAGTTCGACGCTTTGGTGTCTCTGGCCTACAACATCGGAATTGGCAACTTCAAGCTGTCGACACTCTTGAAGAAGCTGAACGCCGGCAACGTATCGGGAGCTTCGGGTCAGTTCCTCGTCTGGAATCGGGCCAGAGGCGAGGTGTTGCCTGGTCTGGACCGGCGTCGCAAAGCAGAGCGAGAGATGTTCGATGGCACGTAGGCTGTGGATCATTTGCCGCATGATAGCGGCTCTCGCCATAGCGTGGGCGGCTCTACAGATGGCAGATCTGCTGGGCGCGCTGCGTGAGGAGACACAGGCCCGGCAGCGCGTCGTGGTGGCACTGCCGCAGTTGCTCGAGCACCAGGTGAGCGAACTGCGCAAAGACCTGCGGCGCGAATCTACAGCGACTAGAGCGGCGGCGGTGGCAGAGATACGCACGCTGACGGCGACCGCAGACGCCCGCCTAGCCTCCATACAGGCCGACGCTGATCGCCACGCGGCAGAGGTCACAGCCAGCACCGTGCAGCTCATGGAGCGATATCAGCGGGTGCCCGACGAAATGGCCTGGGCAACCTCAACGATTTGGGACTGTGAGAGTAACCCCGACTGTGTCGAGAATCGGTACGTGTCGGTGTCCCGGGCGGTCGAGTCGTCGGCGCGGGCTCTCCAATCCGGCGTTCCGCGGATCGTCCAAAGCACTGAACGCGTCTCGGACGCTGTAGCCCAATCCATGCCCCAGTTGGTCGAGTCATCGGCCGGCGTAGCGGCCAACCTCAATCGCATCACGAAACCGCGCTGGTACGATCGACTCCTCAACGGGGCTATCACTGCAGGCGTGCTGTTAATCAAATAGGAAGGTACTCAAAAATGAAGTGGCTCAAGAATCTTTTGCAATGGACTCGGCGGGCTGTGCAGATGCTGGACATGGATCACTTCAGCAGGTACATGGAAATCGCCCACGATGTGGTGAGCGACATCAATGTCGCTGCGCCCAATAAAACATTGGGTGAAATGATTGCGGTATACGAAAAGTTTGGGCTGCCGCTAAGTGAGGCCATGCGCGGTGGTTTGCAGCCTGACGAAGTCAAGATGCTGCTAGGGCGGGCCGCGGTTCTCCTGCTGAAGCGGAAGGTGGACGTTTCCACGACGAAGGCTCAGATGATCGTGCATGCGGCGTATGAAGATTCTCGGCCGTCTTGACACCCCGGGCGGCCACATAGCCGTGTGCGTCGCCCTCATCTTGATCGGCATGGCCGCGGCGGTTGCGAAGGTGCCCAAGGCCGAAGACGTTGTTATCTTCTCCCTCGGGGCTTTAGGGCGTTCTATGCTGGGAGAAACAAACAAATGACAGAGATTGAACGCCTGGCAAGAATCGAAGCGCTGTTGGTCGGAGTGGGCGACAAGCTCGATAGCGTGCACGCAGAAGTCAAAATGACCAACGGCCGCGTGCGGGAACTAGAGGCGTGGAGACGCGGCCAGGAGATCAGCGGCGCGGCGACAGACGGCGAGCTAGAGGATTTGACCCTGAAGGTTGACTTGCACGGCCAGCAACTGTCTCAAGCCGCTGGGGGCTGGAAAGTCGGCGGGGCGATTACGTCGGCGGCCGTCGCGGTGCTGACCGGCATCGCCATAGCTGTCGTGCAGCGCGCAATCCTCTGATATGCTTCGCTGATGCGTTTTTTATTGTTGACGTTGACGCTGCTGGGCGTGTCTTGCGGCAGTCCCGCAGTGGCGACGCTGTATCGGAATAGTGTATCGGGCGGGCAGTTTGATCCTGATTCGCAAAACGCTAGGATTCACGTCGCGAGTTTCGACTCAGCAGATGGGAATGATTACAACTGGGGAAACTGCACCGTGGCCCGCGATTTGTTCCAGTCTCAAGACGGTGTAAAAACCAAATTCTGGTGCGAAAAAGGGCGTTACAGGAAGTAGTGGGCCTGGCGTTGCGCGCGTAAACTTGCCTTTGACCGACCAATAGATACGCTGACAACTGTACGGGGCGTAAATCATTTTATGGGTTCTATGTAGTATAGGACGCATACGCTTTTAATACCGATGTATCACGAGAAGCATTGTCCCATGCGCCTTTGTTGTCCGCATCACCCACCCCCCCCCCGCCCCCCACCCCCCCCCAACCCACCTACAAGCACCTACCCGTGCGCACAGCCCACAGCACCCGTCTCCAAAATCTATACTGTTG